CCATTCAGCTCAACGAGATCATAGTTATATAGGTAAAATATTAAGCCAGATAACTCAGTTTTGTCAGCAAACTAATACTCATTTATTTTTAGTGGCACACCCTAGAAAAATTGAAAGTGAGGGTGGTGTTTATAAAAAACCAACTCTTTATGATATTTCTGGTTCAGCTGATTTTTTTAACAAAGCATATAATGGTTTAATTGCTTATAGATGCATAGGACAGAAAACCAAATATAAAAGTGATGTTGTTAGGTTGCACGTTGAAAAGGTTAAAAGAAAAGAAAATGGGCAACTAGGCGATTTTGAGATAGCTCCAGATTTTGATAATGGGGGTATTTATAAACAAATATATCAAGGTGAAAAGAAAATACAAGTAATAAAAGATAATGTGCCATTTTAATGATTAATTTATTAAATACAGATTATAAAGAGAATAAAGGTCAATTTGATATATGCTTATTTGATCCGCCATTTAATATTTGGAATACTATTGATTTTATTCCAAAAGCAAAAAACTATGTTTGTTTTACTAATTTTCAAAATAGACATCATGTTGAAAAATTATTTGGTAAACCTAAGTTTGAAATGATTTGGTTTTTTAAAGATGGTAGATGGGTAAGCCATAATATGCCAAGACATACACATGAGCATATTTTAATTTATGGTGATTTAAAAAACAATGCATATACTGGTGAATATAATACCGACAGAAAACCAATAAAAAAAGGCAAAGGTTGTATTGGTAGTGATAAAAATTTAGGCAATAGATTATACATTCCAAAAGAAAGGAAAATGCTTAATAGTGTTATAGAGGTTCCTAGAAATGTAAATAAAACATTAGGTGTTTGGGGTAAACCAATTAAACTTATTATGCCAATTTTAGAATGGCTTGTTAATGAAAATGATAATGTTTGGGATGGCTTTATGGGATCTGGCACTTTTGGTGTATGTTGTAAAAAATTAAATGCAAATTATTTTGGTAGTGAATTAAATAATGAAACTTTTAAAATAGCAAAAAAAAGAATTAATAATAATAATCAATTAAAAATTAAATTATGAGCAAATTTTTACCAGAATTAAAAGTTGATGATGATGGCAATTATATAGCAATGTTTGTTGATGCCGAAGTTGATGAGGTTCCAGGACAAGTATTTGAATCTTATGTAAAATTAGACACTAAGAATTTAGAGTATATAATTGTTGATTATACAATGATTGATGAAATGTTGTCAATGATGCAAAAAGTTGAAAAAATTAATAAAAAAAAATATGACACAAAAAGAATTTATTGAAACTAAAAAATATATCTTAGAAAAAGCTCTGGATATAATGGATGCTAAGCAACCAGAATACACAAACAAAAGTATTGATGTATTAAATAATTTTAAACAAACAGCTAAAAGTATTGGCATACAACCTATGGAAGTTTGGGCAGTATTCTTTAATAAGCATATTCAAGCTATTTTAAGCCATGCTGGTGATCCTAATATGCATCAAGCTGAGCCAATAGATAGTCGCTATGCAGATGCTTTAAACTACTTGTTCTTAGGGTTTGCAATGCTTGTTGAAGATCAAAACAAAAAAGATATAATATCTGGCACAGAATGAATAAATATTTAAAAGCACAATCCTGGTGTTTAGAAAATAATATAAAAGTTTATATAGTACCTATAAAAGATTCTAATGCAGTTTTTGTTGAGATTTATGATGATGGCGAGCTTATAAGATCACCGCACACTTATACAGCTCAAAAAGAAGCATCAAGCAAAATATGGGATTTGTATTTGTATTTATATAATAAAAAGAATAATAATTGAAAAAATATTTTGTAATTGAAAAAATATTTGTATATTTGATGTATTAACAAACAAATTATATAAATTAAAAATTACAATTATGAGTACAATTACTAAAAAATTTACAAAATTTACAGAATTAGAAAAACAAGTTATTAGAGCATGGTGTAATGATATTAAGTTTTCAGATGAAACCTTTGAAGAAGATATGCATAGTGCAATTTCTTATTGGATAATTGAAGCAAAAGAAATATCTAAAGTTACACAAATACCAACAAAAAAATTAAGAGGTGTTTTATCATCATTAGTTAAAAAGAATGTTTTTTATGAAGATGAAATTCAAGGAGATACTTGGACATCACCAAATAAAATAGCATTTTTTGCTGCTGGTTATTTTTGGGCAGATTATGCAGTAGCCAACCAAATAGATGATTGTAACATGGAAAAAGTTTATGATGCAATAAAATAAAACCTAATATAAAAAGCCAGGTGGAAGCTATTGGCATTAGGTAATTAAAGGGGGTTTTTTAAACTCCCTTTTTTTTATGTAATTTTGTGGCATGACTAGAGCCAACAAAACCAACACACTAAAAAAGAAATTATTAGAAGCTCTTGAGCTTTCATTAGGTGTTGTTACAACAGCTTGTGAGAATGTAGGTTGCAACAGAGCAACTTATTATGATTATTATAATAAAGATCAAAAGTTTAAAGCAAAGGTTGATGAGTTACAGAATGTAGCTTTGGATTTTGCAGAGAGCCAACTACATGAGCAAATAAGAGATGGGAATACAACAGCAACTATATTTCTACTAAAAACAAAAGGAAAAAAGAGGGGTTATATTGAAAGGCAAGAAATACAACATGATGGCTCCATTGAAAGCAAAATTATTGAATGGACACCAGCAAACCAAAAAGAATAACTGAGTTTTGTAATAAACAATTTTATCAAGCAGTTAACTCTAAAGCCAGATTAAACATATTTCAAGGTGGTACTAGATCTGGTAAATCTTGGAGCTTAATGCAATACTGTTTGTATCTAATGACTACTGAAAAGAAGCCATTAACAATAAGCATAGTTCGTAAAACATTGCCAGCACTTAAAAGATCAGTTTTAAGGGATTTTCTACATATATCAAGGCAATTAGGTATTTATTGGAATGGGGTGCATAACAAGTCAGAAAACACATTTGAGTTTAATGGTCATCTTTTAGAAATGTTTAGTGCCGATGATGCACAAAAGATTAGAGGTTCATCTAGGGATATATTGTGGATTTGTGAGGGCAATGAATTGTTTTTTGAAGATTACCAACAATTAGTAATGAGAACTAGGCAAAGGATATACATTGATTTTAACCCATCTGATCCAGTACATTATCTTTATGACTTAGCTGAGAGAGATGATGCTAATTTATTTATAAGCACTTACAAAGACAATAAATTTTTACCCAAAGAGTTAATTAATGAGATTGAGAGGATTAAAGAACGAGATCCAGATTACTGGAGAGTGTATGGTGAGGGACAAAGAGCTGTATTTAGTGAAAAGCAAATATTTAAGAATTGGAAATATATACCTTATGCAGATTTTCCAGAATTAGATGATGAGGTTTTAGGGTGTGATTTTGGCTTTTCTCAGGATCCCTTGGCTATTGTAAGGGTTAGTAAGCACAATGATAATTTGTATGTTCATGAGCTTATATATGAAAAAGGCATGACTAACAGAGATATTGCACAATTTATAAAGAAACAAAAGTTAGATAATATGTTAATTTTTTGTGATTCCGCTGAGCCAAAATCTATTGAGGAACTCCGCCAGATGTCAATTTGGGCAAAAGGTGCTACAAAAGGACAAGGCAGTATAAATGCATCTATTAGCTTATTAAAAGAGTTTGATGTGTTTGTAAGTGAGGAATCATTAAACATCATTAAAGAGCAGCAGAGCTATATTTATGATGAGCTAAAGGATGGCACAATAATTAACAAACCAAAAGCAAACCAAGCAGATCACTTGTTAGATGCCATTAGATATGCAACATATTCAAGATGGCGGAATCGTAATGATTTTTTTGTTGTATAATAAAAGAATTTATTATTTTGTATTTTTACATAAAATTTTATATTAATGGCAACATTTTTCGATAGGTTCAAATCCCTAATAACCACAAAATCCCAAAACACAAGCGAACAATACAACAGAGCTATATATAATTGGCTGGGTAATACCATTGTTTGGAACACTGAAAATGATGAAACATATATTAATGATGGTTATAGGAAAAATGCAACAATTTATTCTATTATAAACCTTATAACAAAGGCAGCATCTACAATACCATTTCACATTTATGAGAAAGTAAATGATAATAGCTATAAGAGGTATAAATCAATGGCTGCTGGAATAGCAGATCCAAATGTTATGATTAAAGCACAGATGCTTAAAAAACACGCATTAGTTGAATTAGAACATACTGAATTACATAAACTATTAGAACGACCTAACCCAGCTCAATCTTATGCATCATGGATCACAGAAATGATTGCATTTGGTAAGTTAACTGGTAACAGATACATTTATGGTATTGGTCCAGAAACTGGTGAAAACATAAATAAATATACTGAGCTTTACATTATGCCATCTCAGATTATGGAAATAAATTCTGGGGGTATAATGAAGCCAGTAGAATCATATACTATTGAATACAATGGTACTTATCACATCCCAGCTGAGCAAATGTGCCATATAAAAGATTTTAACCCTTACTATGATGGTACTGGATCACATTTATATGGACAATCACCTCTTAAAGCTGGTTTAAGATCTATGACTACTAACAATGAAGCAACAGAAAGCGGTGTTAAGTTTTTACAAAACCAAACAGCAAGAGGTATTTTAATGAGTGATGAGGGTGATTTAAATGAGGTACAAGCTCAACAATTAAAAGATAAATTTAGAAAAGATCATCAAGGCAGTAAACAAGCTGGTGATATTATTATAACTCCAAAAAAATTATCTTGGGTTAACTTTGGTTTAAATGCATCAGATATGAGTTTAATAGAGCAGTACAATGCATCTATTAAGGATTTATGTAACATCTATAATGTGCCAGTTGTATTATTAAACAATACTGAATCCAGCACATATAACAATGTTAAAGAAGCTAAAAAAGCATTATATCAAAACTGTGTTATTCCAGAATTGTTAAAGATCCAGGATGAGCTTAATAGATGGTTAGCACCTATGTATGGTGATAATATTTGTATTGAATTTGATTTTAGTGTAATACCAGAATTACAAGAGGAAACAGATAAGATTGTTGACCAGATGAGTAAGGCATGGTGGTTAACTCCAAATGAAAAAAGAGCCGCAATGAGTTATGATCATGATGAGGATAATCCAATTTTAGATGATTATTATATACCAGCCAATTTAGTACCAGCATCTGGTGATGACATTGAATTGCCAGATCCTCAGCCAGCATTAGAGGTTGATGATAAAAAAAAAAATTCAATAAGTAAATTAAACACTAAAGATTTAGTTTCTGGAATGACAGATGTTTTTACAACTGTTCAAGAAGCAGAGGCAAGAGCCAATGAATTAGGCGGTAATGGCAGCCATCAACATACTTATGATGATCAAGAGGTTTTCATGCCCTTTGAATCACATGATGAATATCTAATTGCTGTTGAAAATCAAAAAGAATTAAAGGCATCTTATAATGACTATCCACAAAGTGCTACTAATAATGCTAAAAGAATGATCGAATGGAGAGAGAAACATGGCAGAGATGAGGTAAAAGGTGGTACTGCTGTTGGTTGGCAAAGAGCCGCTAGTTTATCAGCAAGAGAGAGTTTAAGTGCTGAAACAGTTGGCAGAATGGCTGCATTCAATAGACATAAAAAAAATTCATCAATTGATCCAAAATTTAAAGATACACCATGGAGAGATAATGGCTATGTAGCTTGGAACTTATGGGGTGGTACTAGTGGTGTAAACTGGGCAATAAAAAAAATGGAAACTATAAGAAATGAATAATCAGATTCAAACAAAAAATGAATTAGATAATAAGTTTCTTGCAGCATTTGATAGAGAAGTAGTAAAAATTGAAAAAAGAAACATAAGAGATCTAACTAAGTTTTATCAAAAGAATTATAATCAAGGTATTAGTAATTTCTTAGAATATAACACTACTAGATACGAATCGCTATTTACCAATAGAGATTTACAAGCAGAATATCAAAAAATGTATATATCTATTGGCAATCATATTGCTCAATGGTATTTTAGAATATTTAAGAAATATCAAACTAAAAATGATTTTGGTCCTTATGAATCAGAATGGGAAAAATCTTTTTCTAATTATGGTGGTCAAGTGGCTGCAACTAATGTAACTCTTGTCGGTGGTACTGCAAAAAAAACACTAATTAAGCTAACACAGCAGCTCATGAGGGATCCAGAGTTTATGCAGTTAGGTAACGAAGCTAAAGCAAGAATACTAAAGCAAAAGTTTAACAGATACAGTAAATATCAAGCTAATAGATTAGTTAGAACAGAAAGCACTAGAGCTGCTAATTTTGCTGTTGAAAAAAGTGCTAAAACATTATTCTCAGAAAATGATTTATCTAAAAGGTGGTTAGCTGTAATGGATGGAAAAGAGAGAATCTGGCACAGAGCTGCAAATGGTCAAACTGTTAGAATGGATCAGGATTTTGTGGTTGGTAATGAATCAATGAAGCGACCTGGAGAGGGATCCGCTAGAAATGTTATTAATTGCAGATGTCGAATTATACCAATACCAGATGAAAATGCAATACCAGTTACTGAATTAGATGAGATAGGTGTTGGCTTAGGTCAAAGTAGAATAGAGGATTTTAGTTTGGGCAACCTAGGTAGAACTGTTTCTGAGGTTATAGAAACAATAGCAGCTAGAAATGTAATTGATGATGTTTCTGAAATTACACAAAAAGAAAAAATGACACCTGATAATTGGAAACAAGTCGTTGGTGGTGCTAAAATAGACGATGATTATTTAGAACTGTTAGATACAAAACTCAATGTTAAAATTGTTAGAGGTGATGCTGGATCATTTCAACAAGGAACAACAATACAAATTAATATTGACAAATATGGTAAAAAAACTAGAGGTAGTGTATTATCTCATGAGGTAGGTCATGCAATACACGAACAAAGAGGTTGGCTTACGTTACCAAGAAACAGAATTGTTGATGGCAGATATGTATTTGAGCAATCTAAAACACATCCTTTAATCCAAGAGCTGTTTTATAAGCACAGATCTTTTTTTGGTGCTGATTTAAGAGGTAAAAAAAGAACAGAATTTCAAAAATTATTTATAAAGAAATTTTATTCTGGTAAATCAAGAAGTTTTGCTGATTATCATTTATCAAGAGGTTATAAAAACAAATTAAGAAGCAAGTTTCCAAAATTATCAGATGCTGAATTTGATGAATACTGGATTTCAGTAGTTGATTATATAGGAGCTGTTACTAAAAACCAGGTTGGATATGGTCATGCAACCAGTTATTATGCAAACCAACAATGGCAAAAATTTGAAATGTTTGCACACATTATGGAAAATAAATATCATGGCAATCCAGTATTTAAAAAACTTTTTCCAGGATTACATAAAGAGGGAATTGATATGTTAAATAAATTAATAAAAGAATATAAATTAAGTAAACCATGAATGAATTTGATGAATTAATTGAAAAATACATAAAAGAACATAATGATGTACCGCCATTATTTTTATTAAATCTTTTTAGTGTTCAAGAAGCAATAAGAGTTTTAAAAGAAAGTAATGGCAAAAAAATTATCTGGCAGCAAATAGATAAAAATGCTGCTGATGGTGGGAATTATAGATATATTTAATTTTTAGTAATTTTGTAAAAAATATAATTATGGAATTTATATATAAATCAGCTCCAATTGGTGAGCAAATTATTGACTTTGATGAAAAAAATAACATTGTTAAAGGATATGGATCCTATTTTGACAATAAAGACAGCGATCAGGATATAATCCGAAGAGGTGCTTATCAAAAGACAATACAAGAGAATGGCAGCAGAGTAAAGTATTTGTATCAACATGATATGATGCAACCCCTAGGTAAAATGGATGAGCTTTATGAAGATCAAAAAGGTTTAGTATTTACTGCTAGTGTGCCAAAAACTCAATTAGGAACTGATGTTATAGAGCTAATGAAAGCTGGTGTAATAACTGAAAACTCAGTTGGTATTATGCCAATCGTTAAAGATATGATGGGTGATTATAGAGAAATAAGAGAGGTAAAATTATATGAAATTAGTGCTGTTACAATGGCAGCAAATGATCAAGCTAAGATATTAGATGTTAAAGGTATATCTAATATTGATCAGATTTACAAAAGATATGACAACATTTGTAAATTACTTAGAAAAGGCAAAATCTCAGATGAAATGGGATATGCCCTAGAATCAGAAATACTTAAACTCAAAACATATTTCATTAATGCTACTCAGCCAGTTGAGGAAACTACTGAGCCAGTTGAAAAAAGTCAAGAGGTTGATATTTACAAATATTTAATTAATAAACTTTAAAAAAATTCTACTAAAATGGATGAAAATGTAAAAAATCAGCTTGACCAATTAGGCAACATCATTGATGCTAAATTGGAAAAAGCTCATGGACAAGCAGTTGATTCAGCAACTGGTAAGGCAGATGAAGCTCTAAAAGGAGAGATCAAAAACCTAACACAAAAATTTACTGAGAGAATGGATGCTATTGAAGTATCTAACAAAAAAAGATTTGATGCTACTCAAAGAGAGGACAAATCATTTAGCGGTAACTTAATAAAAGCTATTAAAGAGGGTGCTTTAGATTCAATGAGAAATGGATCATCAAGATCAACACAATTTGATATTAAAGCTGATATGACAGTTGCAGCGGATTTCACTGGTGATGTAATTCCACCACAAAGAATACCAGGATATAAATTTGATCCTACAACTCCGCAAAACATAAGACAATTAATCCCAATTGGTTCAACTAATAGTGATGTTGTTAAATATGTAAAAGAAAGTGGTTATTCTAATGGAGCTGCTGCTGCGGCAGAAGGTTCTACATTAGGACAAACTGATTTTGATATGACTGCTGTTGATGCTAATGTTAGAAAAATTGGAACGTATCTAAGAATCTCTGATGAGATGTTAGCAGATACACCACAAATTTCTAGCTATTTATCAGCAAGAGTACCAGCAAAATTAATGGAAGTTGAAGATGACCAAATTTTAGGTGGTAATGGTACAGCTCCAAATTTAGATGGTTTTTATAACTCAGGAACTAACTTTGATGTTTCAGCTAATGGTAAATTTTACCAATCAGTTGAATCAGCAAATGAATTTGATGTATTAGTTGCAGCAATTAACCAATTACAAATTGCTAACTACAAAGCTGATTATATCTTACTAAACCCAACTGATTTTCACAAGATCCTATTATTAAAAGATAGCACAAACAACTATCTTAAAGATCAAGTGTATCAAGGGTTACAACCTAATTTCTTAGGTGTGCCAATCGCTGTAAATAACGAAGTAAATGCTGGGACATTCCTAGTTGGTAACTTTGGACAAGCAGCTCAATTATGGGTTAGAGATAACGTATCTGTTGAGTTCTTTACAGAAGATGGAACTAATGTCAGGGAAGGTTTTGTAACTGTCCGAGTAATGGAACGTGTGGCTCTTGCAACATACTTACCAAATGGTATTATTGATGGAACATTTAGCACTGCAAAAGCAGCACTAGAAACACCATAATAATAACTATTATATTAATTAAAGGGGTATTTATTACCCCTTTTTTTATGGAGTAAATTGAAATAACTTATAATTATATTGAAAAAATATTTTGTATTTAAAAAAATTCTTTTATATTTGTGTAAACAAACAATAAAAATTATTATTATGAATCCAAGAATGTTAAAATATTTAGCTGAAAGAAAAGTTAAACAAATGGCTGAACAAGGTATTAAAATTACTTTCGATGAAGCATTAGATCAAGAATCAAAAAGATTAACAAAGGCAATTGCTAACGATCCTTTTACTAAACTAGGTGTTTAATAACAATGGGGGGTGTAAAAACCCCCTATATATTTATGAAAATAATTTATTACAATAAACTTAAAAATCAAGCATTAAAGATGCCAAAAACATATAGACAATTAATGTTGTTTGAGTTATCTAAATCACTAATTAAACCTACTAAAGAAGATGTATAAAAAATTCTTAAAACAAGATGCTAACAACTGGAAATGGCTTATAGCTATTCATGTAGTTGTTTATTCAATAATGTTAATCTTAATGTTAGATATATAATTATGTATTTTAACTCACATCATTACGAAACTTTAAATCCAGATGCTTATTGGGATAGAAAATTTAGTCATCTTACACCAGATGAAATAAAACTAAAAATTACAGAAATAGAAAAAAAAGGAGAAGATGTAACTGTAAGAGAAGTAACAATATTAGAATATTTAAAAAGAAAATAATTTAACAGAGGGGTGTACAAAACAATCAAGGTGGATAGCTATAAGGTGCGTAACTTTTGACCACTGCAACGGAGCAAGAGAGCCAACCCACACCCCTCACATTAAAATAAAAATTATGAGCTACAATAAAAACAAGTTTCAGCATAACTTAAAAAAAGCTAAAAGGCAAAGATCATTTGAACGTACACAAAAGCTAAATGATTTATTTGGTGTTATGGCAAAAGTGCAACTAAATTCTTTTAAGAAATGAATAAACACTATATAAAGCACTTTTTAGGCGGTTTACTGCTGTTTTTAGCATTTAGGGTTATGATACTATCAGATGATTTATTAACAGCTGTTATACTAGGTGTTTTGGGTATTTCAGTTTTAAACAACAAATTAGATGATGAGTAGTAAGAAAATTGTTGTAATGGACCTTGATACTATTGTGGGCAGCTCAGTTGATAAGGAAACATTTGAGAAATTACCAGTAACTAAAAAAGTAAGAATATTATATCATATAAACGAAGTCATTAAAATAGTACAATCACAGCCATTGTAATTATATAATTTTGTTTTGTTTGTTTAAATCTGTGATTGTTAAAAAGCCAGTTGTTTACTCAGCTGGTTTTTTTTTATATTATGTGCATGAACCATAACCAGAAAGGTTGTTTTGCGGAATATCATTTTGCATCAACAGTCATTGCTTTAGGTTATAATGTTTCAATGCCATTACTAAGTGCTAGCTATTATGATTGCATACTTGAAAAGAATGGCAAACTGTTTAAAATACAAATCAAATATTTAGGAAAAGACAGAACAGTTAGAAAAAACAGCATACAAATTACATTAAGGCGAACTGGATTGCCATCTTATGAGAAAAAATATGTTGATTATTTTGCACTATGGGATGAGAGAAATGATGGGTTTTTTATAATTCCAAATTTAGGTCAAACTAGTTTGAAGTTAAATATTAATGGAAAGTATAAAGAAAATTTTAATAACTTTGCATTGATTTCATAAATAAACTAAGAGTGCTGCTGTTTAAAACCTAGTGGCACTTTTTTTTTATCTTTGTTTAAAATTATTATTATGAAAATTAAATTACTTGTTGAAATTTTTAAGGATGGTAAAAAGTATGCCGAGGGTGATACAATGCAAATTGATGACCATAAAGCAGAAAGCTGGATTGCTAAAAAATGGTGTAAAGCCATTAGCAATAAAGAAGCAAAACCAAAAAAAGAAACTAAGGAATTAAAACTAGATTCTAAAGAAACAAAAGATGAGGCAAATTAAAATTAACTCAACAACTGGTTCTGAAATTGTCAATACTGCTGATTTAAAACTATTTGCAAAAATAGATACAACAGCAGATGATGCTATAATTGCCAGAATGATTTCACAAGCCAGAACATGGTGTGAAAACTACATTTCAAGGGATATTGTTGCTAAAAACAGATCTTATTATTTAGATGAAACAGAGGGAATATTTAGTATTCCATTTGGTCCAGTATCTTCAATTACAAGTATTCATGCTGATGGTGTTGCAGTTACACATACAAATATAGGATTAGACAAAGAAACAATTGAATTAGACAATGGTTATGCAAAAAAAATAACTGTTGTTTATATTACTAGTGGTTTAAATGATTCTTTATTACAACAAGCTATATTGCAATTAGCTGCAACTTATTATGAGAGCCGAACAGATTTTGTTACTGGAACAATAACATCAGAAATACCAACAGATACAAGAGATATTTTAAACTCATATAAAGCAATGTTTTTGTAATGAATCCTGGTAAACTAAATAGCAGAGTTATAATTAAAAGAATTGATAAAACATCTGATGGTTATGGTGGTTATACAAACACGATAAGCAATTACAGCACTATTTGGGGTGATGTAAAACAAATTAGTGGTGTTAGAGAGAGTGAAAATGGACAAAGAAGCACTAAAACAGAGGTTGAATTAATATGCAGAGCTGATACTATTGATGCTGTTATTTCTGGATGCGGTCAAGATTGGCTTTTCCAAGTTGAGGGCAACAGTAACACATATAGAATTAATGATCTGTTTCAAAGCGAGTTAAAATATTTTACTAAAATAATTGGTACTAAAATTGTATAATGGCAGCAATAGATGTAAAGATAAACCAACAAGACATGAAGTTGTTAGCAAGTAAAATTGAGCAGCTAAAAAAAGTGTCTAAAGAAGATTTAGCAAGAAATATTGCTCATGTTGCAATGAGTATAGCAAATGAAGCTGCAATTGAAGCACCAGCCGCTGAATTTATGGGTGGTACTTTAAAACAAAATATTGGTAGTGAGGCAAAAGGCACTAAAGCTATTATATATGCTAAAACCAACTATGCTGCTTATCAAGAGTTTGGAACTGGCAGATTTGTTAATGTTTCCGAAGCAACTAAACTTGGAATACCAGCATCAGAAATAAAAAGATTATATAAAGGAAAAGGCAAAAGAAAAGTTAATATACAACCTCAACCCTATTTTTTTCCAGCAGTTAGAAAAGGATTGAAAAAATTATTAACTAGAATTGAAAATGATTTAAAAAGAGTATTGTAATGAAAGATCCAATAAGATATATAAGATTAAAAATTATTGCAGCTTTGAATGGCAATATTACATCTAATGGAGTTAATGTTCTTATTTATAACAGAGTGCCATCACAAGTAAGTTATCCTTTTATAAGGGTTTACAGTTTGTCAACAAATGCTGTTGATGATAATCAAACAAAATATAATGTTGAATGCATTACAAGAATTGAAGTTGTTACAAGATTTGATAGTGATAGTGGTGGTGAATTAACAGCAAACGAAATAATGAATCAAATAACTAGCATATTAGTTTCTAAAAATCAAAGCGGTTTTGATCTTAGTTCATATAATTTTAATTGTTATACTAGCCAAAATGTTGGTATTACATATCTTGAAGATGACACATCAGATCACACTTATTTTAGAGCTATATTAGAGTTATCAAATAAAATAGAACAATTGACTTAAAATGGAATATACAGACATGAAATTATATATAATGAATTTTTTTGCTTTAGGCATTTCATTGACTAATATAGAGGTAACTCTAAGAATTATATTATTGCTAGCTACAATAATTTACACTATACAAAAAATAAAAAAAAATAAAAATGAATAAAGAGTTAAGTAATAAAATTGTATCTCTAGCTGGTGTTCTTTTGTTGGGTGTTGCTGGTTGGTTAATATCAACAACATA